AGAATGGCAGTAAGATATTGGCAGCTTCTACGTCTGCAAGTGCTGTACGAGGCATGTCGTTTAACATTCTCTTCCTCGACGAATTCGCATTCGTTCCAAACCATGTTGCAGACTCGTTCTTTGCATCTGTTTATCCTACTATTACTTCTGGTAAAAACACCAAAGTAATTATTGTGTCAACGCCACACGGCATGAATCACTTCTACCGTATGTGGCATGATGCAGAGAAAGGTAAGAGTGAGTATATTCCCACAGATGTCCATTGGTCAGAAGTTCCAGGTAGAGATATTAAGTGGAAAGAAACAACAATCTCAAATACTTCAGAAGCACAATTCAAGGTTGAGTTTGAATGTGAGTTTCTAGGATCTGTTAATACTCTGATCGCTCCAAGCAAATTAAGAACTCTAATTTATGATAATCCAATTACTCGCAATGCTGGGTTAGATATCTATGAACATGTGATCGATAAGCATGATTATATTATGACTGTTGACGTTGCTCGTGGAGTTAGTGAAGACTATTCTGCTTTTGTTGTAGTTGATATTACTAAATTTCCACACAATATTGTGGCAAAATATAGGAATAATGAAATCAAACCAATGTTGTTCCCAAATATCATATATGAAGTTGCAAAGAACTATAATGCAGCATATATTCTTTGTGAAGTCAATGATATTGGTGATCAAGTAGCATCTATTCTTCAATATGACTTAGAGTATCAGAACTTACTGATGTGTTCTATGCGAGGTAGAGCAGGTCAAGTTGTTGGGCAGGGTTTCTCTGGCAAAAAGACACAACTTGGCGTCAAGATGTCCAAGACTGTTAAGAAAGTCGGATCACTCAACCTCAAAACAATGATTGAGGAGAGTAAACTTATATTCAATGACTATGAAATTATTTCAGAACTAACTACGTTCATTCAAAAGCATAACTCATTTGAAGCAGAAGAAGGATGTAATGATGACCTTGCAATGTGTTTGGTAATCTATGCATGGATGGTTGCACAGGATTACTTCAAAGAATTAACCGATCAGGATGTTCGTAAGAGATTATATGAAGAACAGAAGAATCAAATTGAACAGGATATGGCACCATTTGGATTCTTGGACGATGGTCTAGGTGAAGATAATTTTGTTGATGCTCAAGGTGATCGTTGGTCCAATGCTTCAGTTGGCGAATATGGTGATATGTCATATATGTGGGATTACAACTGATGGATTTAGATGGTCAGATAAAACTCAGTCACTTACTTCTCAGTGATAGAAAATGTAGAACTTGTGGTGAGATTAAAAACTTAATTGATGGATTTTATAGGATAAGAAAAGGTGGATCGTTGCCATCTTCATATTCATATGAGTGTAAGCAATGTACTATTCGTAGAGTTAGAGAAACTAGAAAGAATAAATCAAATACTATTTGGGAGTATCCTGACTGGTAGAATGTTCATGCATTGTTTCCCGTCTGAAAAGTGACTTTTTAATAAATATTTTTTAGATAAACTGAGAAATTAAAGGAGAGAAACATGGCGACTCCACAATTATCTCCAGGCGTACTCGTCAGAGAGGTTGATTTAACTGTCGGAAGAGCTGATAATGTATTAGATAATATTGGAGCAATTGCGGGTCCCTTTGCACTTGGTCCAGTTGAAGAACCTATTGATATTTCCACAGAGCAAGACCTGATTAACGTCTTCGGAAAACCACTTTCAACTGACGCCCAGTATGAGTACTGGATGAGCGCAGCATCATACCTTTCGTATGGTGGTGTTCTTAAGGTTGTGAGAGCAGATGGAACTACCCTCAACAATGCAAATGCTGGTGTCAGCATGGCGTCTACTTCCATCAAAATTAAAAACTTTGATGATTATGAAGCAAACTATTCAGAGACCGAACCCAACTATGTCTTTGCTGCAAAGAACCCCGGTTCTTGGGCAAACGAACTAAAGGTTTGTGTCATTGACGATGCTGCAGACCAACGCATTGGTATTACTACAACAAATCCTAGTGCTGCTGGTGTAACAATTGGTTTTGGTGTTACAACTGCATTGACTAACGCAGTTATTCCTGGTGTTGGTGGAACTTCTGGATTCACTGGATACATCAAGGGCATTATTACTGGTGTTGGAACTGCATCTACAACTGGAAACAGCACCTTTGACGTTAAGATTCTTTCTAGAGTCTCTACCGCAACTACCGATTTGGATGTTGAGTATCCAATCACTTATGCTGAAGGAAATGCTAACGCAGAATTCCAAGCATCTGATACTATCGGATTTAAGAACAACGCTGGTATTAGCACTGGTAACGGTTCAGTAACCAGTGTTACTTCAAAGAAAGACTGGTATGGAGAGCAAACACTTGCACTTACCAATAGCGTTATATATTGGAAGTCTATTGCACCAAAACCAGTAACCACTGGATATGCAAGTGGTAGAAACGGTAAGAACGATGGTCTTCACGTTGCAGTTGTTGATGATACTGGTTCAGTAACTGGTATTCAAGGCAATTTACTTGAGAAGCATACCAATCTTTCCAAGGCACTTGATTCTGTATCAGATACTGATGCACCAACCAAGAACTGGTGGAAGAACTATCTTGCAGTCTATTCCGATAACGTTTATGTTGGGGATAATCCTTCTGCAGGAAATGATACTTACAATAACACAACTCCATTAGCAACTGGTTTCTCCAGCGGTTACACTGCAATTACAGAGGCAGCAGGTCTTTGGAATCAAAAGGTACAAGGAGTTACATTTAGTGCAATCGGAAATACCACCTACACCTTTAAAGGTGGAGTTGATTATTCCTCAATTAATGGAATGACCGCAACTCTTGCAAATATTAAGACTGCATATGAGTTGTTTGATAATAAAGATGAGGTAGCAGTAGATTACCTGATCATGGGACCTGGATGCAGCACTAAGTTTGAATCGCAAGCAAAAGCAAACTCCTTGATTGCTATTGCTGGTCAAAGAAAAGATTGTATGGCAGTCATTTCTCCACATAGAGCAGACGTTGTAAACATTACAAATACAACAACTCAGACGAATAATGTCATTGAGTTCTACTCTCCACTTTCCTCTTCATCTTACGCGGTATTTGATACTGGTTATAAGTACACTTACGACCGTTTCAATGATAGATTCCGCTACATTCCAACCAATGGAGATGTTGCTGGTTTGATGGTTCGAACATCAATCAATGCTTTCCCATGGTTCTCGCCTGCAGGTCAGCAAAGAGGCATTATTAATAATGCAATTAAACTTGCATATAACCCAAATAAAGCACAGAGAGATTTACTTTATCCGCTAAGAATTAACTCTATTGTTAATCAACCTGGCACTGGCGTTCTCCTCTTTGGCGACAAGACTGGTCTTACATTCGCTTCTGCGTTTGATCGTATTAATGTCCGTCGTTTGTTCCTCACAGTTGAGCAAGCACTTGAAAGATCGGCAGAAGCACAACTGTTTGAATTGAACGATCAAATCACTAGAGCAAACTTCGTCAACATTGTTGAACCATATCTCCGTGATATTCAAGCAAAACGTGGAATCTACGGATTCCTTGTTATCTGCGACGAAACGAATAACACTCCTGATGTCATTGATAATAATGAGTTCAGAGCAGACATCTTCCTGAAGCCTGCTAAGTCTATCAACTACGTCACCCTTACCTTCGTTGCTACTAGAACTGGAGTTGACTTCCAAGAAGTCGCTGGCAGAGTTTGATACTAATATATTATAAATTACTAAAGGAGGAAACTAACAATGGCACAAATTCCAACTCGCGGAATCTCATCTTTTAAGTCAAAACTTACCGGGGGTGGCGCACGTCCTAATCTATTCGAGGTGGACGTTACCTTCCCAGCCGCTGTTAACCTTGGTGTCCAAGGTGATGGTGGTAGTGGTTCATTTGACTCTGAAAACTTCAGATTTCTCTGCAAAACTGCAGCACTTCCTGGTTCAAATGTTACTCCTATCGAAGTTCCCTTTAGAGGTCGCACTCTGAAGATTGCTGGAGATAGAACTATAGAACCATGGTCGGTAACCATCATCAACGATGAGGACTTCTCCCATAGAAGATCATTTGAGGCATGGATTCAAAACATGGCTCAATATGGAGACCACTCCGGTCTTACCGATCCCAACTCTTATATGGGTAACGCAGTTGTTTATCAACTCGGTAGAAGTGAGTCAAATCAACAGGGAACTAACACAACTGGAGATAACTCTAGAATTTTGGCACAATATCGTTTCATCGATATTTTCCCAACTTCTATCTCTGAAATCGGACTTTCTTACGATAGTGAGAATGCAATCGAAGAGTTTACCGTTGACTTCCAAGTTCAGTACTACTTCCCAGAAGCACCTGGTACTGGAGCTTGATAAATAGTTTGAGGAAAAGTTCAAACCTTAAATAATGACAAAACTCTTTGGCTTCTCTATTGAGGATAAAAACCAATTATCACCCGCTGCGGTCTCGCCCGTTCCTCCTAATAATGAGGACGGGTCTGACCATTATTTGAGCAGTGGGTTTTTTGGTTCTTATGTTGACATTGAAGGTGTATATAAAACTGAGTTTGATTTAATCAAACGATATCGTGAAATGTCACTTCATCCAGAAGCAGACAGTGCAATTGAAGATATTGTAAATGAAGCGGTTGTATCAGATACTAATGATACTCCTGTTGAGATTGAACTTTCTAACTTGAATGCCAGTGATGGCATTAAGAAAAAGATTAGACAAGAGTTTAAATATATTCTTGACCTTTTAGATTTTGATAAGAAAGCACACGAAATCTACAGAAACTGGTATATCGACGGTCGTTTATATTACCACAAAATTATTGACTTGAAAAATCCCCAAAACGGTATTCAAGAACTTCGTTATATTGACTCACTTAAGATTCGTTATGTTCGTCAAATGAAAAAGCAGGAAAAAGATTCTCGTTTGGCGGTTTATCAATCAAACAATCCCATGGAATATGAATTCCCTGAGATTGAAGAGTATTTTGTATACAATCCCAAGTCAGTTTATTCTACAACTAGTCCCAGTTCTATGGCTGGAGCAAGTAAGGATATCAAAATTGCAAGAGATGCAATTTCATATTGCACTTCTGGTCTTGTAGATAGAAATAAGGGATCAACTCTTTCGTATCTACACAAAGCAATTAAGGCACTCAATCAACTTCGTATGATTGAGGATTCTTTGGTAATCTATCGTTTGAGTAGAGCACCAGAACGTAGAATCTTCTACATTGATGTTGGCAATCTACCTAAACAGAAAGCAGAACAGTATCTGCGTGATGTTATGAGTAGATACCGTAACAAACTTGTGTATGATTCTAGTACTGGAGAAGTTCGTGATGATAAAAAGCATATGAGTATGCTTGAGGATTTCTGGTTACCTCGTCGCGAAGGAGGTCGTGGTACTGAAATTACAACTTTACCAGGTGGGCAGAACCTTGGAGAAATTACTGATATTAAGTATTTCCAAGAAAAACTTTATCGTGCCTTGAACGTTCCTACTTCACGTATTGGTGGAGAAGGTGGGTTTAACCTTGGTCGTTCTTCTGAAATTCTTAGAGACGAAGTTAAGTTCAGTAAGTTTGTTGGACGTTTGAGAAAGAGATTTTCTGCAATGTTCAATGATATGCTGAAAACTCAACTCATTCTTAAGAATGTTATCACTCCCCAAGATTGGGAGATTATGAGTGAGCATATTCAGTATGATTTCATGTATGATAACCATTTTGCAGAACTGAAAGAAGCAGAACTTCTCAACGAAAGGTTGAGTATGGTTCAGCAAGCAGAACCTTATGTGGGTAAGTATTTCTCCCAAGACTATTTGCGTCGTAAGGTTCTCCGTCAGACTGATCAAGAGATCATCGAACAAAATATGCTGATTGAAAAAGAAATAGAAGCAGGCATAATTCCTGATCCGGCAGAAATGCAAGTTGATCCAGCAACTGGACAATTAGCAGCACCTGGTGGTGGAGACTTGGGTGCTCCTGTTTTAGAACCTGAAATTGACGAAACTTCAGTTGAACCACCAGAAGGTGGAGAAATCTGATAAATAAAAACAAATTACAAATTTAAACCGATGGATGAATTAATGAATGCGATTATCTCCGATGAGAGTCCATCTCAAGTGACTGACAAGATTAAAGATATTCTTTTTGCAAAATCTGGAGAGAGAATTGAAATGATTAAACCTATTATTGCCGGTGATATGTTTAATAATGTCCAAGAATATTCTTCAGAAGAAGAATAGTAATAAATAAGTAATAAATGTATTATAAGAATAATGACTCATAGACCAGTCGGGTCTGGCGTCTCGTTTTCTACGTCAACAAGTTCATCGAAATCTGCTGCTTTTACTGGGAAATCTCAGGCACTCAGACTTTTTGCTACAGATAGTAATACCTTTGTTGCAATTGGAACTGAACCGACTGCAACTTTGAACGATTATGCCGTGCCAGCAGGAACCACTGCAACTATTGCTATCAATAACGGATCTGCAAGAGTTGTTGATGTTACTCGCGGAGCAACTACTTTCATTCATTTTCCTGAAGGTCAAGCATCTCCATTTGGTGTAGGAGATTATGTTTCCTTATCAACTTCAGATAATGGTGGACAAGATTATTATAATTTTAGTCATAAACCAGTAACTGCAGTTGCAACTTCTGCAAATGTTGATGGTTTCTTTTCAACTAGAATTACAGTCGGAACAGATACATCAGGTATTGGAACTGCATTTAACGATCCCGATACATCATTGAGAAATTCAATCAAAGTTGCAGCGATCACTGATCAAGGAACTGGAGCACTCTACACACAACAAGTACAAATTAGCGGAGCAGCCTGATGAAACTAATTAGAGAAGAAGTAGAATCAGTAGAATTTATTGTCGAATCTAAGAACGGCAAAAAGTCTATGTATATTGAGGGAGTATTCCTTCAAGGAAACATCAAGAACCGTAATGGTCGTATGTATC